GGGATAAGGTAAATAGGGGGTGTACGAAAAAAGGGACAGTGGTTTCCCATGTCCCGTGAATTAGTTGGAAGTGCAACTAATATGGTTGAATAAGTGCGCTATAGGAAGGAAATTGTTGCAAATCCAACTAGTTTATAATTCAAAGTATTTCTCAAACAGCACCTTGCACTTGTAGTCTTCAAACAACACATTGTTCTTAAGGTAGGCCAGCCATAGATTATAGCAGTCCCGGCGCCAGCGTTTCAGATCCATGTCTGTGGCCAGATATTCATCTGCTGTTCCTGATCTGTGCGCGGTGATGTAATACCTGGCGGCGCCTTTGTTTCTGTAGCATGCTATCTCACCAACGAAGCAGACGGGCTTGAAGTCCTTCAGGCTGACGCTTCTGATGTTGCTCAGGTCATTGTAAACAAAGGCATTTTCCGTGGCCATGTTGTAAAACCCGCTGCCTTTGGTCAGCTGGTAAAGGCTGGTCTGCTGCTTGGCCTTGGCTATGGCTGAACCGGTAGGCATGATCAGGGACAGATGCCTTTTATGGTCATGCCATTCTTCCAGGTGTTTTTCCTGCATTTCCAGCGCTTTATTTACAATGTTAAGAGCCATGAAGATGGGGCAGCCTACGTCATCACTGTTAGCGCAGCAGATGACCTTGACGGGATCCTGGCCTTTCAGTTCTCTGTTTCGGCTTATTGATTCAATAAGGTTGAAGAAGGCTGTTGCTTCTTCTCTTATGGGCTTGGCGTGTTTCTCTGGAATAAATTCATCATAGAATATGAAATCAATGTCAGAACCGAATGAACGCATGTTGGCAAAGGTTGACAGAGCCATTCCGTACCCGCGCGGCTGATTCTCCATGATCATGTCATAATCGCTTGTAGGGTCTGGAAATGAGTTGTAAATGCCCATGACCTGCGGGTTTATCTTTTTCATGCACAGATGATAGTCAGTGTCATTGTTTATGGCTGTGAACGGGTTCATGTTTTCATCCTTGCTGTTAAGAAGATCCAGCTGCGTTTTAGTACGTCTCAGATAAAGGAATGATATGCCGTTATCAAGCAGCCATTTCAGAAGGCCGTAAGTCTTACCAATGCCACGCGCGCCAACGATAAAGGAATACGTTTCCGTATTCTTGACGATCTCTTCAAAGTTCAGATAACCGGATTTTAAGTATAAGTTCATAGACGTAAAAAGGAAAGTCCTGCATCCTTTCCCTTCCATTATAGCATATTACTTCTTGTATTTCTTACGCGGCTGTTCTTCTTCCTGTTCTTCCTTCTTGGTGTTCAGGAACTCAATGTCACGTGCATTGACCTGTAAGGTGTAATGCTTGACACCTTCAGAGTCTTCATAATTATTTTCTTCCAGCTTACCGCTGACGCCGATCAGATCACCTTTGCCGGTCCACTTGTTGAGCAGTTCAGCACCCTTTCCCCAGATAATGCAGCTGATGAACTGGGTGCGCGGTTCGCCATCCTTGTCAACGCCGTCTCTGACAGCCAGCGTGAAGCGTGCGAAATAGCCTTTGTCCTTTCCTTTTCCATACTCCTGTAAATCAATGTCCTTTGTAAGTCTTCCTGCTAAATTAACTATATTCATTTTATTTGTCCTTTCTTAATAATTAACTTTTATCTTCAGATGATGTGCAGGCATCATCATAAAGCCTTTTGTTTTCATATAGACCATATATGTCATGGTCACTGTACTTTATTTCAGCGCATCCTTCCAGGATCCTGAAATATTCTTCCGTCAGTCCCAGCGTGTATTCTGAATCGCGTATGACCACATTGTCCGTGATACGCACCGTGCGTCCTTCCACTTCATAATCAATGTCTATCAGATCATTATAGACTGATTCCGTTCCGCCGGCTTTCCTGAAGACAAATCCTTCCTTGAAGTTCTCAATTTTTCCCAGCTCTTCAGCGCCCTTGCTTTTATTGACACCAGCTATCGTTATGTGCAGCTTACCGTCTTCCACATAGCAGTATTTTTTCGCGCCCATGGTGGCAAACTTTTCATATTGACCTTCCGGTTCAAATACTCCCATGTAATGCATGACACCTTTGGAGTCGACCGCATACGCGCCGTTCTTCTTACTGTCAGCAATCCTTGCTTCATTGTAAGCTGTCAGATCTATGTCACCCAGATACTTAACGCTGTCGGTGTCGCAGTACACAAAGTTATGACCGGCAGCCATTATTCCTTCATGCAGACGGTATCTGGCCCATGCTGTTACCCATACACCCCAGGCATAATTCAGGAAGGCCCTGCGTCTGCTTTTTTTAAGCAGTTCATCAACGCTTTTATTCTGCGGTATGAACTGACCGTCAATGAAGTCAATGGAGTCCTTGACGGGGTCCTGTGCTGTCATGCCGTAAAGGCTGTTGAGCTTGTTTTTGCTTTTCATGTAATACAGCTCGTTGTTCGGATCGCCTTTCAGTTCTGTCTTCATCTTATAGTAGTGATTAACAACATCAATCAGCATCTGCGGCAGCTTTCCATAACGGGCATGCCATACGTCATAGGCGTTCAGACTGTCCCAGTCATACATCTGGATGATGATCCGGAAGTCAATGTCAGTGATGGTTGTTTCCAGATAATCGGCTGAAAGTATTCTACCGTTGTCAAAGATACCGTTTTGAATGTTCCGGCACTTATCCCTGGACAGATACGGACAGCCTATATACTTGTCATGCTCTCTGATATTGAAGAAGGCAACGCGCATCAGGACGGCCTTTTCTCTGGTCCAGATCAGCTGCTTCAGACGTTCCGGACTGACAGCACCTTCATGATGGAACGCTGTCATGGGGAACTTACAATTGACCATCACATCTGGGTAGCTGCTGGATCTGTCAACGCTTTTGACATCTGTCAGAATGTCGCGGGCATACCAGCGGGATGCATGAGTGTTACCGCCTCGGAATGCTTCACGCAGTGCCAGATAGGTTTCCAGATCCGGAAGCATGGCCAGCAGCTGCTTATGGTTGAATCCTTCCATGGCCCGCTTACAGTCTCTTCTGACATAGCCTGTGCTTGTCAGCGGGATGGTGTAAAGGTCATCATGATCCAGTGCCATTTCAATTTTCAGTGCTTCGACCATGCCGCGCACGTCATTGATGCAGTAGGCCATTTCATCATGGCTGAGAAATGTCCAGCTGAAACGCTGCTTGTTATAGTCAAAGCCTGACAGCTTGGCATCCGGTACACCCATCTTGTGGGTATATTCTGCCAGTGACATGTTAGTGTGCAGATAATTGTCCCTGAACTCAAAGCAGTCCCACATGGTACACTTCAGCACCTGACGCGGACCGGTGGCAAATACTTCTTCCGTCTGGAACTCATACATGCCTTTAAGGAACTGGAACTCATAAGACAGATTATGCACGTATATGACAATGCAGGTATTTCTGCGCATGTGCTGTCTTAATGTCTTGAGAAACTCAAAGAACTGAATCCAGGTACGTCCTATCACTGTGCATTCCATGTCCAGCTGGAACTGCCAGATGTACATGACGGCCTGTTCTATCTCTTTTATGCGTGTAGTTTCAATGTCGAAACCACATACAAGCGGATAATATTTATATGGTTTAGTGCCATGTGGGTTTCCCCTGGGCCGGGGAACAGGCTTGTAATTCTTCAGGATCTTATAATCAAAATCATCAACGTTTATTGTTTCCATAGAAATCAGCTACGCTGCTATGACGTGATGCATACAACCTGGGCTTTTCTTTTCCTGTTCCGTGTTCGGCCCAGTATTCAATATTTCCCAGCAGCTGTTCCCTGGACAGTCCGCGCTTCTGCGCTCTCTGGAACGTTTCAACAAGCTGTTCGCTGCCATAGATCGTTGCCAGGTGTCTTTGACGGGCATCTTCCAGAAACTGGATCAGCGGGTCAAGGTTCTTTTCCGTTACATCTTCATAGCCGTGACGGTGAAAAGTCTCAACGGTATCAGAGCGCACCTGCTCATATTCATTGACACGGCTGGAAGAAGCTGACAGAAAGCGTGTGACGTCTGACAGTTCCTTGGCCAGATCGCTTTTGCTGATGCCCTTCATCTGACGCAACGGCTTGAAGTCACCCTGACGGCGCTGCACGATCTCACTGCCGGGGTATTTTGCCTGTAGTGCTTTATAACGCCGTCTGGCTTCATAGGACTGCTTGATATATTGCTGCTTTAGTTCTGCCAATGTTCTGCGGTTTAATTCCTGCGCAGAAATGTGTTTTATTCTAGGCCTTGCCATTACAGATACCTTTTCATGAACCAGCGCTGATCAGTCAGTGACAGCTTCATGTAGTCTGCCAGACAGTCAGTGACGCCGGGCATGTTCTCTTCCGGTTTCAGATCAGCCAGCAGCTTGCTGATGTTGAACCATCCAACCGTGAACACCTGCCATATAGTATAGGCAATGACAGTGTCCTTGTACTTCTTTTTGAAATCTTCTCTAGTCATATATTCCTTCCTAAGCCGTTACGGCATAAATAAACAACAATGTAGTGATAAATACCAGAATGGCCAATGCCCAGGCAATGCCCATCAGTATGTCTGTGATATGTTCCTTAATCTTCTTCATGATTCATCCACCATTCCCTTGTCATTGAACGTCTGTCACTGTCTTCAGTTTCTGTCAGATCCTTAAGATCCTGCCAATGATCATTATCTGCCATCCATGCAGCAGTGTTGTTGTATTTGTCATACAGATCCATGTCAATTTCATATTTGACTTCTTCAGGAAGCTTGTGATACAGATAATCATCATAATCATTCAGCAGATCCTGGATGACATCAGAGCGCTTCTTGCATCCGGCCATGAACCTGACATCATCCATGTATTTCTGGATCCACGGCCTTGGTATCATAATGTATTTCATTTATTTTTTCCTTTCCATAACTTAAGCATGTAACTTAAATTACCCGCATATAGAACATCTAATTCTTCCTTGTTGGTAATATCTGTTGTTAGTAATATTTGCTTTTCTATCCACTCAATGGGGATTGCTTCTTCGTACGGTTTCAGTGGGCAGTCCTTTGGTTTGTCCAGGCTTTCCACATCTTCCCATAGGAACGGACACCTTTTACTATTCTCCAACGGACATTCATAACAGTGATCTGGCATATCAATTATAAGTATTGCCTTGCTCATTAGTCTTTCCTTCCTACTATGCAGAGTGACAGGAAGAATATTCCGGTCAATGCTCCTGCAAAGAATATGATAACATCTTTAAGCATCTTCAGGGTACCTTCTTATTGTGATGGTGACTGTCTTTATCAGTTCACCCTTTTCGCGCATCTGCATCATTAGATCCTGAAGGTCAAAGCCTATGAACTTTGACAGGCTGCGCAGATCGTCATCAACGTCATGGCCCAGACGCTTGCCGTCCTGGTCCTTGATATCATAATCATAGAAATCTTCATTAAACATAATTCTTTCCTTCCTTTCACCTATATATTACAGGTCAATTGTGAACGTTGTGTGAACATTGTGTGAACGTTTTGTGAAGGTTTTGTGTGAAATTATGTGATTGTGGCTTGCAAGGCTTAATATTTAATATGGTATAATATAAGGGGATGCCCAAAGGACAACACCCGGAAGGTGTGGGCATGCGCTTGTCCGGCGCACGAGTCCCCATTAAAAGACAGAAAGGAACATGATAATTATGGAAGAAATTACAAACTTCATTTCGAGTGTTGGCTTCCCGATCGGCGCTTATCTTCTCATGTTCTTTTATATGAAAGAGCAGACAAAAGCGCACCAGGAAGAAGTCAATGAATTAAAATCTGTCATCAATGAAAACACGGTAATGGTCAACAGACTGTCACAGCTAATAGAAGACAGGATGAAGGACTAACATGACAGAGTATTTCAAGCCCAGAACATCTGCACCGGAACAGAGCAATAAATACTACCGTTTATTAGCTGGCGGTGGTGTATCACCCTGTATCGCGGGCAGACCTAACTATTCACCAGACGGAAAAAGCGCGCTGAATAACTGCGTCGGCTATAGCTGGGGAAGAATGGCAGAACTGGAACAGGATCCCGCAATTAAAGTGGGATGTTACCCGGGACACAGCTACCCCTCCGACGCATACGTCTGGCTGACCAACTCCCAGAAGCAGGGCTTCAAGACGGGAACCACACCAAAACTGGGAGCCGTTGCCGTATGGGTAAGCAACCGCAACCCCAGACGCGGTCATGTTGCCAATGTTGAAAAAGTGAACAGTGACGGCAGCTGGAAGTCATCTGAAAGTGGTCTGGACACCAGACCTTCATGGTGGTCAAACACCTACAATTCAAAATCATATAAAGCCGGTTATAAGTTCATAGGCTTTATATATTCCCCGACAGAGTGGGTGGAAAAGAAACCCACACCTGCGCCTGCATTCAAGAAAGGTGACAAGGTCAAGATCATTGCCAGGGGCAACAGTCAGTCAACCGGAAAAGGGATCCCTGCCGGCGGTATCGGTTATGTGCGTTATGTATTACGCATTATCGTGGGCGCCGTTTATCCGTATCAGGTAGGAAGCCTTAACGGAGTGACTACCGGCTTTTATAAGGCTGAAGCCTTGAAAAAGCTATAAAAGAAAGGAAGGACGGAAACATGGAATTAGATCAGATTCTAAAATTGATCGACGCGGGTTTTACCAAGGCAGACATTGAAGCAATGAGCGCACCCGCTAAAGAAAGCACAGAACCAACAGCACCGGCTGAACCGGCAGAACCGATCAAGGAAGCTGCACCTGCTGCTGAACCGAAACCGGCTGAACCAACAGTCAGCCCTGATTTCAGCGCACTGCTGGAAGAAATGAAAGGCATCAGAAAGCAGCTTCAGATGCAGGCCATCCTGCATGACGGTTTCACACCGGCCAGCCCGGATGATGCTGAAAAGATCATGGCTTCAATTATCAACCCGCCATTAAAAGGAAAGGAATAATTAAATTATGAGCGTAAACAACATGTCAATTGAGCAGGCTTATACCCTGATCAACGCCATTCATGCCCAGGCAACAGGTGACTCAACACTGACTGCCACAGATACAGCCAGCTTTACATCAGTAGCCCAGGCCACACTGGCAGCCGGTTATGAGCCAGTCCTGAATGCCATCACACAGGTATTAAACAGAACACTTATCGCTGTCAGACCTTACAGCAGAAAGTTCGCCGGTCTGGAAGTCAGCGGTGAACGCTGGGGAGCTATCACCCGTAAGATCAACTTCGCTGACAGGGCTGCGGAAGCAGATGCAACCTTTGCACTGGTTGACGGCGCAAGCATTGATCAGTACGAAGTCAAGAAGGCTGACGTCCTTGAAACTCGTTACCTTGGCAGCAACGTATATCAGGGACATTACACCATTTATACAAGACAGCTTGATGTTGCATTCTCAAGCGCTGAAGAGTTCGGCAGATTCATGTCAGGCTTAATGACACACTTCAGCAATGAGCGTGAACAGTGGCTTGAAAATCTGTCCAGAAGCATCGTTTCAAACTTCATCGGCGCAGAGATCACCATCAACAACACTGAGTCAGTAGTTCACCTTCTGACTGAATACAACGCAGCCACGGGTGCTTCACCGGCATTCACAGCCACTACAATTAAGCAGCCGGCCAACTGGAAGCCGTTCCTGCAGTGGGTATATGCCAGAGTTGCAGGCATCACCAGACTGATGACTGAGCGTTCCGGCTTATTCCAGCAGAAGATCACAGGCAAGTCCATCAACAGACACACGCCACTGGCTGATCAGAAGGTTTACTTCCTGGCTGATTTCATGGACGCCATGGATGCCCAGGTATTAGCTGATACATACCATGACAATTATCTGAAGTATGCTGATGTTGAAAAGGTCAGCTTCTGGCAGTCTATTGAATCACCGGATGAGATCAGCCTGAATCCTTGTGTCTATATCGACTCAAGCGCAGCAGTTGCTACAGCCACAGTAACTGAAGACAACATCATGGGCGTTATCTTTGACCGTGATGCATGTGGTTATAACATTTACCAGAATGATCTGCAGACATCACCATACAACGCTGCCGGACAGTATTACAACATCTTCAGCCATGTAAGAGTTCAGACACAGAATGACCTGACAGAAAAAGGCTGCGTCTTACTGTTAGACTAATAGCTTGTTTCCGGGCATTCCTCCCGATCATGGGCCGTCTGTCTCCTGGGCGGCCCTCTTAAGAAAGGAGATGCAGAACATGTCATTCAAAATTAAACTCTATACATTCAGCAAGAAAATAAACAGTACAGCCCAGCCCACAGGCGGCACTGAATATGACTGTCTGATCAAATCACCTTCAAGCATCCTGAATCCCGTCATACAGCTGAAAGCCACAGATCCAACGGCATACAATTATGCTTACATTGCTGCATTCAGCAGATATTATTTCATTGATGATGTCCGTTATGACAGCGGGATGTGGATTCTGATGCTGCATGTTGACGTTCTGGCCACATACAAGACCACAATAGGCAGCACCAGCACCTACATATTAAGAGCATATAATGCGCAGAATCCTTATATCATTGACACTGCTTTCCCGTTGACCGGAAATGTCACCTATGACAGCACCATATTTGAAAGCGGAATAAACACTTCATATAACAGTGGTTATTATATCGTGACAACTACCGGTGACCAGGCGGCCAATGGTAAAACCACTTATCAGCTGACACCTGCACAGTTCAGCAGTCTGGTCAGTGCCTTATTCACTACAGCTGACGGTCTGGACTGGGGTGATCTGACAAACGGTATCATTAACAGCCTTATGAATCCTATTGAATACATAAGCAGCGTCATATGGTCACCTACCAGCTTCACCACAAGCGGGTCCGCTGAAATCATGTGCGGTTTATGGCCTTCCGGAATCACTGCTGATCTGGTCACCAACATATTGCAGTTAAGCTACACGGTGAACATTCCAAAGCATCCGCAGGCAGCCACATATGGAAAATATTGCAACCTTGCACCATTCACCCATTATGATCTGGACCTGGGTTTCACCGGTACCATACCGCTGGACACTTCAATGCTGATAGATGTCAGCCAGATCCTGGTATCTATCAGACGTGACACCATGACGGGCCTGGCTGTAGTGGAAGGCAGAACAGTCACACAGAACAACCAGATGCAGCTGTTTAAGCTGACCGCGCCTTATGGTGTACCTATTCCAATGACGCAGATCACTTCAAATATCGGCCCGGTAATTCAGAACGCCGTAAAAGCAGGCGCTTCCGCAGCAACAGGTGACCTTATAGGCACGGCATTCTCAGCTGCCGGATTCATAGGCAGCATGGTTGAAGCCCTGACCGGAAATGTCACCAACAGCGGCGCACAGGGGTCCATTGCCGGACATCAGATGCCAAAGCGACTCTTTTCCAGATTCTATGAAATAGCTGACCGCAACACTGTGGACATGGGCAAGCCATTATTCAGTAACAGACAACCTTCAGCGCTGGGCGGTTATATGAAGTGTGCCAATGCTCATGTGTCAATAAACGGCACGTCAGCTGAAGCAGCAAGCGTCAATTCATACATGGAAGCTGGTTTCTATTATGAGTAGCTTCACACCGCGTCTGACAGTTCCTAGCGCCAATAATCCATACTACACCATGCTATCAACATATGGTGGCCTGAATCCCTGTATAGCTGGAAGTCCACAAGCCTGGACGGGTTCAGTGCTGGCTAACTGCGTAGGCTATAATTATGGCCGCTGGTATGAGATACTTGGAAGAGATCCGCATCTGTACACGGGTGATGCTAAATACTGGTGGAGTCATAACAGTCAATATACACACGGTTCTGAACCACGGCTGGGCGCAATAATATGCTTCAGTTCAGCTGCCCAGGGACATGTTGCCATTGTGGAACAGATAATTGATCATGACACCATTGTGACATCAAACAGTGCATATCATGAAAATATCTTTTACACACAAACACTGAGACGCGCCAATAACTGGGTATGGAACAGCAACTTTACGTTCCAGGGATTCATCTATCTGCCCAGCGCGCCAATACCTGACAAACTGCTGGCAGCCATATTCAGAAGACGCAGGAAAGGAAAAAGAAGATTATGAACAATTTTCCATACAAGTTTATAAATCTTTATAACTCCGCACGCAACCCTTCAACGGTACACTGTAAGAACACAGCCCTGGTCAACTATTACAGCAGATACCTGCTTCAGAAGCTGATCAGTGTCTTCCAGTGGGACGGTATTCCGGAAGAATGGGCCGAGAATTATTTCCAGTATGTCCTTTTCTGTTACGGGCATGTTGGAATCATCAACACCGATAAATACGGCGTGATACCGCAGGAATGCGGCCTGGGCGGGTTTAACGTATTCTACCAGCCCAGATATATCACTGTCGCAAATCCCCTGCTACAGGGCTTAAAACAGCCTGTGATAGGGACAGAGTGTGAAGTTATTAAGATGATGCCGGACTACGGCAGCCCCATGGACATTATCAGCACTTACGCTGATCTCATGGCACTATGCCTTGAAACAGCAGGCACCAACCTTCTGAACTCAAAGCTGGCCTATGTCTTCACTGCTGAAAACAAGGCCATGGCAGAGAGTTTCAAGAAACTATATGACAACATTGCAAGCGGCGAACCTATGGCCGTGTTGGACAAAGATCTTTACAATGAAGACGGGAACCGCAGCTGGGATGCATTCAGCCAGAACTTAGGTCAGAACTACATCACAGACCGCATCCTGGACGATATGAAGAAGATCGAAGACAGATTCAACACTGACATAGGAATACCAAATGCCAACACACAGAAACGTGAAAGACTGATCACAGATGAAGTCAATGCCAACAATGTTGATACTGAAAGCAAGGTCCGCTTATGGCTTGAGACCATGCAGAAGGATGTGAAAAAGGTCAACAAAATGTTCGGCCTGAACATATCAGTCAAGTACAGATATGAAAAGGAAGAAGGTGAACCGTATGGCGACAATGAGCTTATGGGCGCTGTACCAGTGGAATAAGACACTGTTTGACGGCTTACGCGTTCCTTCAGGCGTCAGCAAGGATGTTGTGATCAATAACATCCTGATGGAATCAGCTGAGCTGGAAGTTCTCTATACAGACCCCGATTTCCTTAAGCAGGCCATTAAATACTGGTCAGATACAAGGCAGCGTGCCTGGTACATGATGCAGAGAGTCTTATATGAAGAATATGATCCATTTATCAATATCAAGCGTGATGAAACACGCGAGATCGTACAGGACCGTAATCTTCAGACCAAGACCAAGAATGACGGCACCAATGCCTTGTCAACAGCTGCCTGGAATGACACCGACATGGTGGACCGTGAACAGCAAACCGTTGACAACCTTACCACAGCCAATGACACCGGCCAGATCGTCACCAAGGAACATTTCCATGTGGAAGGTGACAGCGCCATTACAGACGCACAGGACGTAGCTGTGAAAGAGTTCAAACTGCGTGCTGATTACGATCTGATACGGTACATCATAAACGATTTCAAGAAGCGTTTCTGTCTTCTGATTTATTAAAATAGAAAGGACAAAACTATGAATAAAAAGATATTGAGCATGACAGCCAATTTTGCACAATTCCCTGATAATGACGGCAATTCACGCAGTTTCACATTTAAGTACAATTTAAGTGATAATGTAAGTGAAAATTGCGCTGTTTACATGGACGGCGAACTGATTCTGGGTAATGATTCTGACTGGGATGAAGGCGGTGAAGCCTAATGTCTAAAGCTAATCTGTTATTGAAGAATGATGTCGGGCTTGTCCTGGACATCACAGAAAGCCCACTGGGCTGCACCATCTATGACCTGGAAGGCAATGAAATCGGTGGCGGTGGCAGTGACTTACTGACATGTAATATTAAAGTGATAAATCATACTGGAATGGGAGCGGGTTTGAATTACAACCCTGGTATTCAGGATGGTGGAATAATCACTGAAGCCAGTATCGGACCAATAAACAACAATGATGAAGCCGATGCCATAGCTTATTGCTATCACGACTCAACACCATATGTTGAAGTTAAAGGTATAAAACTAAGCGCAGGACAACCTACACCCGCAACATTGACAGCATCGGATGCTGTAAATTGCAGTCTTGATCAGGAAGACCCTTCATATCCAATGGTTTTAGTTACAGGGCCTAATGCCAGCATAACAATAACCTTATCATAGAAAGGATGATGTAAATGGCAGTTTTTGAACAATTCCCTTATACCAACTTTCATGAACTGAATCTGGACTGGATCCTGAAGGAAATGAAGGAACTTGATCAGAACGTCAAGGACCTGTTAGCTGCGGACATCATAAAGTATGCAGATCCAATTCAGTGGAGCATCCTAACAGCTTATGAAAAGTACACCATTGTACTAGATTCCAGCTACAATGCTTACATGTCAATGCAGGATGTGCCGGCTGGTACAGCCTTGACTGATACAGCATACTGGCAGCAGATCGGTGACTTATACGGCTATCTGGAAGACCAGGGCATTACAGAACAGGTCAGAGCCAAAAACCATTTCAGGTTTTATATTAACGGCACTTCAGGCAATGACAACAACACTGGAAGAAGTGCAAGCCAGGCTTTCAAGACTCTTGACCGCTTCATCAAGGAAGCCCACAAATATAGTGACATACGCTGTTATATCACAACCGCCGGAACCTACCACCTGACAAATATCACAAACATTGCAGGGCTTAATATGGTCATCAATGCCAGCGTCCCGGGTGTCATCATTGAACTGGAATCAGACAATACAAACAACTTCTCATTCTATTCATCATACCTTCACCTTGAAGGTCCTGATGCCCTGAACAAAATAACACTTATCTCAAGACCTTCACAGGGTGTTATATATGGTGAGATATACACAGAAAACTGTGGTTTTAACCTGATCAATGTTTCAATCCCGTATAACAGACTGACAATCAATTTCAACGGTCTGACAGCTAAGGACTGTGATTTCAAGGCGTTAACTGCAAGACATGCGTTTGCAAGAATGGAAAACTGCAATACTATAAACACCGAACCTAATGTCATACCATGGGTTGTGTTTAACAGTAAGGTTGTCTTTGCCACTTCTTCAACTGCTTCAGAACTTACAGCACCGTCAAGTCAAGGCGCATTTATACAATGCACTGACGGCGACCTGCTCATAGGCTGCGACATGCTTCCGGCACTTACTAACAGTTATTACAACGGCATACAGCTACTGTATTCAAGGTTGGTTATCACAACAGCCAGACTGACAGCACTGAACGATAACTCAATAAACGGTAACATTGTATCGAGTCCAACTAACCAGATCATCACCTATTAGTTGCACTTCCAACTATTGATAGTTGCACTTCCAACTATTGATAGTTGCACTTCCAACTAATTCACGGGACATGGGAAACCACTGTCCCTTTTTTCGTACACCCCCTATTTACCTTATCCC